ACTCGGTACGTTCGGCGTGTATTGTTCGTTTGGTGCCGCTTGTTTCATCGGTGCCATCACGATCATTACTATACCGAAGGCGGCAAGTTGTTTTATCGGTGCATTAAGTGCGGCCACCATTTCGCCCGCAGAATAAGGCAGAATCGGCAGGCACTTCGTACAACAAATGCAAGCCGTTCGCATTCGCCAATTTGAGTACAAACTGCGGCTGTGCATCGGGCGTTGGGCGAAATGCCCGTTTTGAAAACCTTTTATAGGCGGCCATCATGAGCAAAGTTTGGAGATGTAAGTGTCGGCAGTATATGGTTTCAGATATTGAATACTTGTCAATAATCTTTGAACCTTCGTGTCCTAAATGTGGCCGCAAGTGGTCAACTTTTTTTAGCGAAGAATGGCCGCAAACACTAAGGAAAAAACGGGCACATACGCCCAACACGCCAAACCCACAATGAGTACACAGCGGGTATTGGCGGGGACGTTGGTGTAGGAGATTATTAAAATTATTTTATTGACTTTCACTTTGCTCATAAAGTATTCTTTTTATAGACCGGAAATGGGAAACCGGTTCCAGGAGTATTTCGGCTAATGAAAAATGTAAAAACCCTACCAGTAACAAAAGCGCTCGCCGAAATGCCGTTTTTGTGCACGCTTTCCCAGCGGCTGGTAGGTACTTTTTTGGTGGCTTTCTATGTATAAAATATTGGAATGGGACAGATATTTTGAGAACGCACAAAGTCGGAGATTTGATACTACTAAATGGGTTGCTATGCCAAATAAGCGAGGGTTTGGATATGTTAAAACATTAAAACAAAAAAATGGCGAAGCAATATTCGGCGCGTGGTGTGCTATTATTCAACTTGCTTCTACGTGTTCTCCGCGTGGTGAGCTTCAAAGTAACGGAATTCCTTATACAATTGAAGACATCTCCGATATTACGTTGTTTTCAGATAAGACTATACGTGACGCATTAGGGTATTTCTGTAACACGTTGAAATGGATTGAAGATACTACAAGTAATACTGCGGTATTACCAAGCTCTCACTCTGGTATAAAACAACTGGCCTCCGCCATTCCTATTCTATCCATTCCTATTCTATCCAATCCTATCCTATCCAATAAAGAAGAGTGCGTAAAAAATACAGCAGTAATACCAAAGTGTGAGCACAGTAATACCGCACTAAAAGAGAAAATTCCACCGAAAGTTGAAGAAATTACAGCGTATTGCGTTGAGAGGAAAAATGGTGTTGATCCTGTCAGGTTCTTTGATTTTTACGAAAGTAAGGGGTGGATGGTAGGAAAATCGAAAATGAAGTCATGGAGAGCTGCTGTTAGAACATGGGAAAAGAACACTAATAATTGGTCTAATAAGAACCAATCATCTGTGGGAGCAAATTACACCAGATACAAAAATGGAGTACCGGTAGAGTGATTGATTTCATCCCCCCACAAAGCATGGACATAGAAAAGACCGTGATAGCTTCTCTATTGGCTGGTATATCCAGAGATGAAGCATTGGGGTATTTATCCGGTGATGATTTCTTCAACTCCCACCACAAGAAACTTTTTGAAATATACAAGGACACGTTGAAGAAGCATGGCAATGTTGATATGGTGATTATGAGCGATGAGCTTTCCAAAATTGGTGATATTAACCTAGAGCAAACACTTATCGGGATAGTCGATTCAATTGGATCGGTGTACAATTTAATCCCATGCTGCCACATTTTGAGGGAGAAGAGAAATCTTAGAGAAGCGATGACCTGCGCGGTTGAGATGGTGAGGGAGTGTACGGATGGGTCTTTGACTTCGAATGAAATAATATCCAATTCTCTGAGAAAGTTCAACGCGATTTTAACAGCCGGAACCAAAATTAAGCCAATACACGTATCTGAATTTATGGATGATGTTAAGGCTACCGCTGAAAGAATGAAAGGCGGGGAGGTTACTGGGTTATCTACTGGGATAGTTGAGTTGGACAATATGCTCTGTGGGATGCATAAGGGAGAGCAGATAATAATAGCCGGCCGACCGGGGATGGGGAAGACAAGCTTAATGATGCAGATATTGATTTATATAGCCGAGACATTGAATGTTCCAGTTTTGATAGTTACCCTGGAGATGGAAAAAACGCAATTGTTCTTGAGATCTCTTTGTTCTAAGACAGAAGTAAATTTCCACTCTTTGAGATCCGGGAAGATGTCTCAAGGTGATTATTTCAAATTTGAGAAGGGGATTGAAAAAATTAAAGATCTCCCAATTTGGGTTGTTGATGCGAGCACGATAAAACCCAATGAGATTATTGGGGCATGCAGGTCGATTAAGGGGCTTGGTATCGTGGGGATTGATTATTTAACGCTAATGAGTTCGGATGAAAAGATGGAATCGAAACGGCTTGAGATAGGAGCAATCAGCAGATCCACAAAGCTAATTGCCCGGGAGTTGAATATTCCCTCAATGCTGTTGTCTCAATTGAGTCGTGCATGTGAGGTACGCGGAGATAAGCGGCCTATACTGTCTGATTTGCGCGAAGCTGGAGATATTGAACAGGATGCCGATGTGGTTTTATTTGTTTACCGGGATGAGCTTTATTTCAAGAAAAGCGACAATAAAAACAAAGCTGAGATAATTATTGGGAAACAGAGAAACGGACCAACGGGAATAGTTGAATGCGCTTTTATTAGTGAATTTACCAGATTTAAGGATCTTGTAATAGAAACAGGAGGATGGGATGATGGATAAGGACAATGCCCCGTATTGTGGCCAATGCGGATCCAGGATGGTTTTAAAGGAAACTTCCCGATACCAGTACGCCGATGGGACAAACCGAAAATTCTGGGGATGTGTTCGGTATCCGGAGTGCAGTGGGACGGTAGGGTCCAACGCTAACGGAAAGGCCCTTGGAATCCCCGGTAGCGGTCCGACGAAGAAGTACCGCATTGAGGCTCATAAGGCATTAGAGAGACGCCTTAGAGGTAGCGCAAAGGGAATATTCAGGGGTGACCTCTACCGGACGCTTGCGAAAGAGATGAAAATCGACCCCCAGGAATGCCACATTGGGATGTTCAATATCGAACAATGTAAAAAAGCGATAAGGATATTCGGCTATGATGTTCCCAAAATCGAAGTGGACCAAAAAGAAAAAGCCTTCAACGATAGTGAAGTTACGGAAGAAGTGCTTGAAGCTGTGGGGTAAGATTATTATTGCCGCGGCCAAGGGTAGGTGTGAGAGGTGTCCGAAGGAAGCGAAGAATGGCCACCACATCATAACCCGGGGGACTTCTCCAAACCCAATGTGGTTGAGTCTTGAAAACGGAGTTGCGCTTTGTATCGACTGCCATATAAACTGGGCCCACTCTACGGACTTTGACCGGCAGTTAGTGTTCAACCAGTGGGTAAGAGAGCATCTGAAAAATAAGGGACTGGACTACGAGGTGTTGAAGATAAAGGCAAAGGCCCGGGGGAGTTTAAGCATGTTCGACTACGAGATCATCTTCAAAGAATTAAGTAAAAAATTAAGTATAATTATGGGTTGACAGTAAACCGCGCACGAGATATACTTACTAAGTAAGATTATGAATACAAAAAAACGAAGACAATTAAAATGTTTAAGGTGCGGGTGGACCTGGTTCCCTCGTAAGAAGGACGTTCGACTCTGCCCGTGTTGCAAAACCGCATATTGGGACACCCCCAAAGGAAAGGTATCAAATGCAAGATCCAATGAAGTTTGATAAGATCGGTGGTGGATCGTTTGGTCAAAGACTCCAGGCTGCTTTTGAGCAGGCACAGAACATCTCTTTTCAGAGAAATGCCAAAACCGAAGTCTCTGCCAAAATCTGTATTTATCCCAGTGACAGCCCGGACCACCCGGAATTTGGTCAGGTATCGTATGAGGTGGGAGTTAAGCAGCCGGCAGTGGTGAGTCCGAAGTTCTCAACCATCATCCAGGGTGGAAGGATTGTGAGCGACGGAATGACCATTGGAGACGCGGCCCAGACAAACCTTTTCGAGGAAGAGAAGGGAGTTGAGAATGTCAGAGCAGAAAATTAATGTTATTGTGAAAGATGGAATTGGGGATGTCAGAATAAAGCACGGGGCTGAAATACTCGAGCTCCAAGATGAGTCTTCGGTGACGTTCAACACGAATCGGGTAACAGAGGTAATTTCTTTCATCAAGAACGAGCTTGATTGTCCGACTGATAAGGACGGGAATCCAGATTGTCGGGTATTCTATTCCGATAATGGGATTGTGGTTCTTTCTGGAGAGAGTTACAATAGCGAGCCTGATGTTGTTTGTAAGCTTGAACCATCTATTCAGCTCAACCGGTTGCTTGGTTCAATGGATCAAAAAATGAATCCCGAACAGGCGCATAATTTTTTAAGGGCGATGATTCCATCTATGGAGCAGGAAGGACTGGCCCTGTGTGCTCAGTTGAGAGATTTGAAAATCAACAAGGCGATGAGCTACGAGCACCAGAAAAAGCAGAATGGGGATTATATCTATTCTGTGAAAATGCAAAACAGCGAAGGTTCCTGGGCCCCGCCCAAGATAGTTAATTTCAGAGTTCCTCTTTTCCGTTACCATTACAACCTGGTAACAATACCGGTGAACTTCGTTGTCGATCTGGTGCAAGATGGAGATGGTAAGTATCTGGCGAAGCTGACCTTTGATTGTCCCACAATTACAGAGATACTCGATGAAGCCAGAAAAAAGGCTATTGAAATTATGATTCAGGACGTTCCCGGAAACAAATACTGGGGTACCGCGAGGGTTAATCAGGCTACCAACGAGTTCAAGTATTTGGGGAATGTGTTTGATAAGGGACTTGTACCAATTCCAAGTGCTTAATGCAAAGGAGATTTGATGTCAGACCTTACAGAAGTAACGGGCGTTCCAGCTCAGGTTGTGGATAAGTCCGGTAAACCGAGCGATGAAGACGATGGCCTTTTGAATACTTCCGTTGCCCCTTATCGGAGGTTTGTGGAGTATCTGGATGCCATTAAGCTGGAACAGAAAGAGGTACGATCGAACCGGTTTGCCATTCGGTTTAAGGGGGTTGAGATCTACGCTGGAATCCCTAATAAGCAGTTGGCTGACCTTTTCCAGGGAGACATTGAAAAGATGATTAACAGCCATTCTATGCGTGTCCGGAAGCTCGTAAAATCGGTAGAAGATGCACTTTCCGGAACAATTGAGCTCATGGAACTGCAGGGAATCACCGAAGAACCAGCGTTTCACGGAGAATAAAATGCGGAAAATAACCGATTTAGGTTTAACCGACCTTCGAATCCCAGATTTAGTTAGGGAAGAGAGCGACCACCAGATCAAAAGAGACGGCTTAAAGTCTCAGATACCATCAGACTGGTTGAATGATATAATAGGGCATACCGAGACACTATCTCTTGCGGTGTTTGAATACGAGTACCGGGGCAAAGAGATGGGGGATGTGGCTAATGCAGCGATAGTTCTTTCAACGGCAGCCCTAAAGATGGCTGAGATGTATTTGAACTCCCCTCTAACCAAGCCGGAGGAATAAAGTGAAGCATTCAACAGCTGGAATTATATGTACCGTAATAGGGCTTGCTAACATTCCCGGGGTCATAGACAGTAAACCATTATCTGTTTTTGCGCTTGGATGGTGCCTGGCAATCGCAATGCTTATGTTTTATCTGGCAGCAACAGCAGGTAAAGGCCCGATGGTAAGTGACGATAAATGAAAACCTTACGCTTGGTCCTTATGAAGAAGTGGTTTGACCTGATAGCTTCAGGGAAGAAGTCTGAGGAGTACCGGGACATATCCCCTTATTGGACTTCTCGCCTTCATGGTAAGGTATTTGATGCAGTGGAGTTTAGAAACGGATACGGCGCCAAGAGCCCATCGGTGACCAGAGAGTTCAAGTCGTGTACTATTGGGATGGGGTATGAAGCTTTGGGAGCTCCTGGTAGGGTGGTGTACATCATAAGCTTGGGGAAGATCATTGAAGCTAAAAACTACCAACCCGTAAAAGACGCCACCCCTGATGCGCTATTGGGTGCAGTAGTGGAGAAACAAAGGAAAGATGCGATGTCTGGAGACATTTTTGAACAGTTTGGAAATATGGATAAGTGAATAACGTCAAAAAAAGTATTGGATGGGCAGATTACACCTGGAATCCGGTTACTGGATGTCCAAGGAACTGTTCATATTGCTATGCAAGGAGGATCCACCAGAGGTTCAACGAGACTCCCTTTGAAGAGATCGTAGTTCACCCTGAAAGATTTGATGAACCAAGGAAAGTTAAAAAGCCAAGCATAATATTTGTCGGGTCGATGTCGGATGTGGCCTATTGGAGCACAAAAACAAGGATTGATGTAATAAATATCGCTTCCAATTATCCCCAGCACACCTTCATGTTTTTAAGTAAAAACCCATCAGCATACGAATTAGACGAGTGGCCCAAGAACACAATGCAGGGTTTAACACTTCTGACTTATTCTTGTTGCGAAATACAGAAGTGGCACATTGAAAAAATGGAAAAATATCCACGGCCATATCTATCAATCGAACCGATATTGGGACACCTTAAGGCAAGCGTTAAAAAGATGGAGAAGGTTATTGTTGGAGCAATGACTGGTCCTGGAGCTGTGAAGCCTAAGAAGGAATGGATTGATAGAATTAAAGAATACGTACCAGAGGATAAGGTCTTCTGGAAAACCAGCATAGTAAATCAAAAATGGTTTAGTGAAAACCAACACGAGAACAACATCAAGGAAAAACCGTGTATTCAAGCGAATTAAAGGCTGTAGTAGTAGCAATGTACCGTTCGGGAAGATACTCAAGCTACGACAAAATTCAGGATTACTTACGGAAAACCATAAAAGGACGTATTCCGTGTGTGAGAAAAATAGGTGAATGGTGTGGGGTTGAGCAGAAGGCCGCAGAAGAGCAGGGCATATTGGAAAAGGCCCAGGAAGAAGTAGCCGATGAGGTTCTTAAGATGTTCAAAGCCCAGGGAATGCCCGAAGAGGATGTGATTAAGGAGATAGTGGGGCTTATTACAGGCGATAACAATCATTTTAAAGCACAGGGTATTCACCTTTTCATGGAGTACGCCGGCAAGAAGCGGCGCAGTGTTGATATAAAGAGTGACGGAAAAGCCATTTCAATGACCAAGGAAACCATTTTCGTGCTTCCGGCAAATGGATTCGAACCTACCTGATTATCAAGCCAAGATAGGCCCCCAACCGGGACCTCAAACCGACTTCTGCGCGTGCGAAGCCGATTTGTGCATATTTGGTGGTTCTGCGTTCGGTGGTAAGAGTTACGCTGTATTGCTGGATCCCCTCAGAGCTGTCTCAAACCCACGTTTTAACGGTGTTATCTTCAGAAGAGAGAGTCCCCAGATAACCGCGGGGGGTGGGTTGTGGGATACCTCACTGCAGCTTTATTCTAAGTGTGGAGCTGAACCCAAAGAGAACAAGCTGATGTGGATATGGGACACTGGGGCATATATCAAAATGACTCACCTGCAGCTTGAAAAAGATAAGATGAAACACCAGGGAGCGCAGTACGTTTATATTGCTTTCGACGAATTAACGCATTTTACGGAAACGCAATTTTGGTATTTATGGACCAGAAACCGCCCATCTGCAGGATACCGCGGGAAGTGCTGGACCCGGGCGACCTGCAACCCAGACGCGGATTCATGGGTTCGAGAGCTTATCGATTGGTGGATAGGTGAAGATGGATACCCTATTCCGGAGCGCAGTGGAGTTCTCAGATATTTTACCCGGGAAGATGCCAAGATACTTTGGGTTGATAGTGATTGGAGAGATATAGATGGAAACCCACCAAAGAGTCTGACCTTCATCCGGTCCACGATCGACGATAACCCCGCAGGATTAGAGGCTGACCCAACATACCGCACCAATCTATTAGCTCAGGATAGAGTTACCCGGGAGAGATTGCTTGCTGGAAACTGGAACATATCATACCGCGGTGGGATGTTTGACCCTACCTGGTTTGTAATAGAAGATGCGGCGCCGGCCGGGATGTCCAGAATGAGATATTGGGACCTTGCTGGGACTGAGAAGAAGAAAGAGGACCACGAACCCGACTGGACCGCAGGGGCTTTGGGTGGTATTGATGAGTATGGAGAGTTGTGGATTGAGGATATTCAGCATTTTCAGCAAACCCCGGGCCAGGCCGAGAAGAGAATTAGGCACAATGCTGAGATTGATGGAAACGAAGTAGCCATTGGGATAGAGGAAGAGAAGGGCGCGAGTGGTAAGTATGTATCCAGCACCTTCCAAAGAACAGTATTGAGGGGCTTTGAGGTCCACCCGGATCCGGTATCTGGGGATAAGGTATCGAGAGCGAAACCATGGTGTGCACTGGCTGAAAGAGGACACGTACACCTGGTAAGGGGAGATTGGAACCGGACGTTCCTGGCTGAAGCAGGATCTTTCCCTTTGGCGAAGAAGGACCAGATAGATGCTGTGAGCGGGTTGTATAAGATGATGGCAACCACAAAGAAGGTGTTCTTCCCCTATTCTCCATGGGCCGGCAGACACGGACACCGCAAGAACTTCAAGAAAGAGCGCAACGACTTTGATGCAGCACCCCAAGAAGAGCTCCTGGTGATGGTATCAGTGGTTAGAGAGAAGGACACTGGATTGAGTGCTGGATGCTATTGCTGGTCCCGGAAGTCCCGGAAGCTTCGCATTTATGGTGAAGTGACGCATTCAAACCCAATCATATCATCTTTTGTTGCGGATCTCAAAGAAGCCGCGGTTATCCCCCTGAAGTCTGAGGGGGCTATTTATGTTAATCGTGTGTACATAAACGAAGAGTCTGCTAAGGGTGGGATGGATACCAGGAAGGTGTTGAAGAAGGCCGGCATTAAGAGCCGACCAAATCCGCAGCATGATGTGGCCGGAGCAGTGATTGAAGCTAACAGGCTATTTTCAGAAGAGCGGATCATTGTCCACCCAGATTGTGTAGAGCACGACATTCAAATGAGAACGTGGAAGATCGAGAACGGCAAACCCGATACCTCTACTGGATATGCTCTTTGCTACTGCCTATGTTTGATAGTTTCAGAGTTGAAGGCAATGAAAGAGCTTACCCCACCCGAGGAGCTTAAGCCTTACGGGAAGAAGAAACAGGAGTTGAGGAAGAAGCTTTATGAGACCGGACCGACAGCGGTAATTGGAGGAAAGAAGGGTGATGAGTGGTTAGCAACATAAAAACGGCAAAACAGTACACCCTACGGCGAGTTAGCTGCAAGTTTTTGCGCTAAGAATTATAAGCGGAGGCAATATGTGGTGTATCGAAAAGTGTAATAAAAAGTACGATGTATGGTATCAGTATTTGCCGTCATGCAAGCGTATCAATATTTGCCGGCAAGTGGCGTATAATGTTGCAGTTCAAATTGGAACAAACTTTGTGCCTCCGCAAGAAGATGAGGCGCAAAACCCAACAGCTAACAGGCAAAGGGTGCCATGTGCGGGGGGAGAGGGATTGGCTGATTGAAGCAGCCTAGT